TTACTTAATAAAATTTTCGGACGATTTTATACCTTTTTCCTCTTTCAAATGCTTGATTTGTTCCTTTAGGTTATGGACATCAACCTCAAGGTCTGCAATCTTTTGGTAGTTGGTTACTGGGTCAAGGAACTCAAAAGATAGGTGCATTTTAGCCTCCCAAACCTCTCTTACATCTTCTAAAGGAACATTAATAGGAGGATAAGCCCTATTATCTGATTTACAATATAGGGTTCCATATTTTTTTATTCTATTAAGTACCCTTTTTACAATAACTCCATCATTTTCAGTAACTACAATATATACCCTATTATCAGTCATATATTCCCAATTATCAACAAATTGCCCTATTACATAGCTCTTATTGAGTAGGGTAGGATACATGGAGTTCCCCTCTACCTGAAACATACGGAAAGTACCTCCATAGAGTCCAGGTACGTTATACATGGGCAAATCTTTTATATAGTTTTCGTCAAAATATCCAGTAAGATAGCCTGCTTGTGCTTTTACCTCTACTAAAGGGATAAAACTTTCGTCATCAGCATCATTTACAACTACTACTTTAGGCATAAGATCTTTACCTTCTACTTTTATAGGGCTAATAACCTCTACTCGTGGAGTCTTTTCCGCTTCTTTAGGCTCTATCTTAAGCATTTCTCCTTTGCCTGTAAGCAACCATTCGAAATTTATTTCGAAATTATTTGCGATTTTCTCTAATACATTAAATTTAGGTTCTGTATTAGCTATATAATTTCGAACATTAGCTTCATTTATACCTATTTTGTTAGCGAAATCACTATTATTTCCCTTGGAAAAATGATCAACAAGAGATTTTATTCTTTCATTAATTGTACTCATAACCAACCAATTAAATATTTAATCGAAAAATAATTCGGATTTTACTTGTTTGTTTCGAAATTTATTTCGAACTTTGCACCGCTAAACGAAACAAAATAACGAATGTACAAAGGTATAAAAATTCCTCGAAAATTCAACCCCTTAGTGGTGGAAAAATTGTCTGTAAAGTTTGGGCTATCAAAAACTTATATACGCCAGTGCCTAAACAAAACACGAAACAGCGAAACGGCTGATACTATTTGTAAAGAGTACAAAAAGTATGAAAACGAAATCAACAATGTTTTAAATGATTCATTATGAGAGAATTAATTAACACCATTGAACAAACAATGTCCAGTTTTGAGATGGCAAAGCTGACAGGAAAACGTCACGATAATGTTATGCGTGATATTAGAGAACTCAATAAGGGATATGAAAAATTGCATCTCCTCAAAATTGAGTTAAAACACAGAATCAGTGATTTAGGGGAAGGAAGACAAAGAAAAGACCCTTATTTTGAATTGACCAAAATGCAGACGTTTGACCTTCTGACTGGGTATAACACCGAATTGCGTATTAAGGTCAATCGTAGATGGGCAGAGCTGGAAGCCTTGACACAAATCAAAATGCCTAAATCTCTTAATGTCTATAGAATGGAAGCCCTGCCATATGTGGAGTGGTTGCTACTACATAACTACTCGGTAACCAGTGGGCAGTATCACGCTCGCATTCGCAAGCACCCTCAGCACTTCTATAAGGCGAGTACAGGTAAGTGGTATATCAATAAGGCTTTTGCCGAGCAACTCTTAGAGATTCGCAGTAGTTGCGAGAAGCTAAAAGAAGTGAAGGGCTTGCCGCAAGTACATCAGGTCACACTCTTTGAAGTGATTGCAGAAGTAGAAGCAGAACAAGAGAAATTAAATCAACCTAAACAATAGAAAATGAAAATAGGAGATCAAGTAAAAATAAGCCGATACACTACAGACCCCGCAAAGCAACAAGGAAACATCGGTACAGTGATAGGGGTTTATCATGAAGACGAAATGACTACTGTGGTAAGAGTAGTGTTCGTAACAGATAAGGGTGAGAAATTCTCCGCCCTATATGATATAGATTGCTTAATTCCTGTAAGTGAGGACGATTTAGAAGATTAATCAAAAAAATAGAATATGAGAAAGTTAATAAAGAAACTTCTCGCACCATTCGTACGAGAAGTAGTTCAAGAGGAGATTAAAGACATTCGCTTCAATCTTAGGACTCTTTTAGTTAGGGAAGCTTTACGGCAGATTTCTTCGGAACTTAAAAAATAATTTTGATATGAAAAGAAAAACAGTACTCCTGCTCAATGGTCACTTGGATGTGATAGGCAGGTAAATTATCACCACTTTCTTAGGGATCGTGGTCAAACGAGAAAAAATATTGTATAACAGAGCTGTAAAATACAGAAGGTAATGAAAAGAAAGGTAAAAAAACTTCTCGCAGGTATGATACGAAAAGCCGTACGAGAAGTTGTAAGAGAGGAGATAGGTAAAAGAAAAGTTACTCATATTACTATTGACCATCTAATAGGGCAACTTTCTCTTTCAACTGTTGCAAATGAGCAGCCCAATGATTTAGGGAAATCCCTTCAAGAGTCATCGACATATCTGAAGGAAGTTGTGACATCTGCCTTAGTAGAAGCTGTAAATAAGACTTGTACTCTTTTAGAAACTCCTCAAAAAGGTGATCCTGGTACAATACAGGTAGAGAAACACCATTAATACTTGTAGAAGCAAAAGAGTTATAGGCGTTGTAAAGGGACTTTTCAAAAAAGTCATTTTCAAAAGCATTAAAGCTATAATGCTTCATAAGCCAATTATTGAATTCTTCAAAATTCATACGGATATATTTAATTAGTTTGAGGCTACAAAGGTAGCGAATTTTCCCTAAGTCAGTAGGACTGACAGCCGAAAGGCTGGCGAAGCGAAATCGCATTAGGGAGCAAAGGCAAACTTAGTGACTAATGACTAGTGACTAACGAAAAAAATAGAAATGTACGCATACAAAGACAACATATTATCCATACCAGCACGGCTCCTATACGATGATTGGGGACTGATGAGTTATGACTACTACAAGAAGCTATGCAGCCGTGGTAAGCTCATCACTACCCAACCAGGGAAAGGCTTAGGCAACGAAGCATGGGTATCTTTCCACGAATTGCCTGTGGTGAAAGGGGTTAATATCAAGGAGTTTTGCGTGAGAATGTTGGGCAGGCCCGAAGATAGTAAGATTTTGCAAAATGACCTTGAGCCTCTCTTGGTGCCCGACTTGGAAGCTATTAACTTCTTTTCAAGTCACCGAAAGCCCAATGGAAAGCCCCTAAAGATAGAAGAGCAAAGGGAAAAGGCTACCTCAGCTATGATTTTAAACGCTATTGAAAGCCTCTTTAAAGGGCGTATAAAAAATCCATTATATAAAGGGAAAAAGGTGGAGATATGGAAAAACATTAGCGAGGCTGTCAATACGCTGAACCCCGAACGTTGGCACTTTGACCTGCCTAATAACCCAAGAAGTTTGCAACGCAAATATAACCAGTATCTCAGTGAGGGCTACTATGCTTTTATTCATAAGGGTGAGGGTTCGGACAACGCCAAGGTAGTAACAGAAGTAATGGAAAGGCTTTTTATATCCATTTGTTGTATGCCTAACAAACCCTATATGAGTTCGGTGTATGATATTTATAGGCAGTTCCTTTACGGTGAAATAGAAATCTTTGACAAAGCCACTGGTGAACTTTTCAATGTGGAGCAGGACTTTTGCGACGAACACGGAAACATCTTAGAAGTATCTGAAAGCACCGTGAAACTATGGCTAAACAAGCCCGAAAATCAGTTGGTTATCAAAAAAGCCCGCAACGGAGAATATGACTTTAGCCACAAGGAACGCCCACACGTCAATCGCCACGCACCGCTTTACTCTATGAGTAAAATCACCTTAGATGACCGTGACCTAATGCATACCAAGCTACCCAATGGAGACAAGGTTATGGCATACTATGCTTATGATGTGATGAGTACAGCCCTAATTGGTATTGCTCACAGCAGAAAGAAAGACAACGAACTATTCTTGGACTGCTTCCGCTCTATGTTTCGATTCACCGCTCAATATGGATTGGGCACCCCAATGCAGATAGAAGTAGAGCGACACCTTACGGGCGCACATGTGGAGGGCTTACTCAAAGCTAATAACATTTTCCCATTCGTGAGATTCTGTAATCCTACCAATTCGCAAGAGAAGTATGCCGAGACCATGATACGAGGTAAGAAGTATGGGATAGAGAAAGACAGACACCAAAATGTAGGGCGACACTATGCAAAATTGGACAGCAACCGCGTGACTACCCCAAAGATATTTGACGAGTTCAACGATAACTACAAGGAAGCTAAGGCTACCTACGAAGAGATAGTAGCCTCAGAAATGGAAGAGCAAACCCTCTATAACAATCAGCCACACCCCGACCAAGAGCGCTTCCCTGGAAAGACACGTTTGCAGGTATTTTTAGAAAATGTAAATCCGAACCTACCGAAACTCAACCGAGCCCTCTTGGCGCAATATATAGGCAGATGTGTGCCTACAACAATACGCAGGAACCAATATGTAACAGTACAATATCAAAAGTACCAATTGCCCAACCCACAAGTTATTTCCCTGCTTTCCTCCTACGAGGTGCAGGCCTATTACTTACCCAATGAGGAGGGGGTAGAGGAGGTGTATTTGTACCAAGAAAACCAATTCCTCTGTGAGTGTAAGCGCCTTAAATCCTTTAACCGAGCTAATGCCGAATGGACAGAAGAGGATAAGGAGATATACCAAGAGCAAATGCATTATATCAAGCAGTTTGACCAATATACCAAAGAAAAAACCACTGAAAAACTCTCAAAGGTAGGCACACTTTCGGTGGAAAAAAAGACACAAAAAGTAGCCGCTTCCGCTCCTATTGTAGCCTATGAGGAGCAGAAAACTACTAACTACAAAGCCTATCAGAAAACGAAAACAGAAACGTTAAATAAAGCCTTATTAGACCTATGATCACAACAGCATTAAAAGAAAAAATCATTTTGGCGATTGCCGAAAATAGAAAGAACTACCAATCCGACAGTAAGCACGCACAGAGCTTGGGGATTAACACAGCGCAGTATAGCCGTATCAAGAAAGGCGAATTGGAGGGTGTGCTTAGCGATGCCAATTGGGTTAGCATAGCCCGCAGGCTCCAAGTACAACTCAAGGACGAACGCCCTTGGGTTACTGTAGAAACAGAGACCTTCCAATACATCTACCTACAACTTTCGGCCTGCCAAGAGCGTTCCATTTCGGCTATCCTATGCGATAGGGCAGGAATTGGCAAGACACACACTGCCAAAGTGTATGTGAGCAAGAACAAGAATGCAGTGTATATAGACTGCTCCCAGGTAAAGACAAAGCAGAAGCTCATTCGCAAGATTGCTCAAGAGTTCGGTATTGCCCATACAGGGCGTTATGCCGATGTATATGAGGACTTGGTATTCTATGTAAAACAATTGGAAAACCCGCTTATCATCTTGGACGAGGCTGGAGACTTGGAGTACCACGCCTTCCTTGAACTCAAGAGCCTATGGAACGCTACCGAGTACGCTTGTGGTTGGTATATGATGGGTGCCGACGGATTGCAGGCAAAGATAGACCGCAACAAGGACATCAAAAAGGTAGGGTATGCAGAGATATTTGACCGTTACGGCTCGAAATACAGCCGTGTAAGTCCTGCCCAAGACAACGAAGCAATTACGGCTTTCCTCTTGGGACAAATAGCCCAGATAGGCGAAGCAAACGGCTCTACCCTTACCCCTGAACAGCTCTTTGCTCGTACCAAGGGAAGCCTTAGGAAAGTACGCACGGTAATAATGACAAGTGATAAATGACTAATGATAAGCAACAAATGACTAATGACAAAGTAATGATACCAAGGGCTTACACCTACGAGGACTTGGCGAGAAAGAAATATAAGACATTACCTCTGAAAGGAGCATGGAAAGAACACTTAGGGGAGATAGAACGAGTAGGGAGTATCCTTATCTATGGAGATTCGGGGCACGGAAAGACAACCTACGCACTACAATTGATGCGAGAATTATGCCAAGGGGAAAAGGTGCTATACAACTCTTTGGAAGAGTGCGGAAGCCTTTCACTGCTTACCAACTTGGAACGTACAGGGCTTAAACAGTACAAAAACAAATACTTGGTGTGTGGAGAGCCTTTGGACAAGCTCATACAACGCCTTAGCCGCCCACAGCAACCTAAGATAGTCTTTATAGACAGCGTGCAGGCTTGTTTTAGAGGTCAAAAAGCAACAGCTTATCATGATCTTACCCTACAATTTCCTCAAACCCTATTTATTGGAATCTCACAAATGAGTAAGGGAATGCCCAAAGGAGCCGTAGCGGAGGAGTTTTACTGGTTTTGCCAAGATAGAATCTTAGTAAAGGACTTCAAGGCCTATATAGAGAAGACACGAACAGGGGGAAATGAGTTGGAACCCTACATCATCTCAGAAAGCAAAGCAGGGGAAAGAGAACTAAAACTCATAAAATAGAGACAAGTAACTAATGACTAACAGAAATGGAAACCATAGAAAAGCAAAAGACATTTAGGCATTGCCTGCTGTACTACTTAGATTGTAGTTATAGGCAGTATGAAGCGATTAAGTACAAGTACTTCCTTGACTGGTGTGAAAAAGCGAATCGTGAAAAACGAATCGTGAAAAACGTAGCTGACTTGGTGGGGAATGACTATCTCAACAACTGGTTTGATGACCAATGGCACTACTATGTGGAGTGTGATATAGCGTATTACTATGGCAAGGCACTTAGAGAGGGCGTATTTGACCAATCGGATATAGAACTAATGATAGAGATTGCGGCAGAGCAGATTAATCATATATACCCGAAAGTGCTATTAAGTAAAATCAGAAGAGAACTCAAATTTCAAAACTAATGAAACAGCTATATACAGATGTACTAAGGCTTGACAACTTCCTACAGGCCTTAACAGCACAAGAGCGGATGATGATACACCAGTATCACACTGGCTATAGGACACAGCTACCACTAATTGTATATACCCTATACGAGTATATCAAAATAAAGAACTGGGAAGCCCCCGACTTCCGCTACAACCCAGAAAGAGTATTGACCTGGTATAATCAGGAATATGGGACTTGGGAGCCAATAGAGACCCACGAATTATATAAAGCAAAAGTAGTACGATAATTTAAAATAGATATTACCATGAGTGTAGATTTATCACAACTAAGTGCCGAGGAACGTGCAGCACTTATAGAACAGGCGAAAGAGTTAGACGCCAAGGAAAGAGAGGAACGCAAACAAGCCTATGAGCAAATGAAAACGGATGCCATAGTAGGGCTTATCACTGTAGCCAAGGACATCAATGAGCGGCTTACAGAGTTCAAACAACATTCGTTTGAGACGATGGACACCCTCTATGATCTGCTAAAGGAGTACAGCGGACGCCATGCAGGTGGGAAAGGAAACTTTAGTGTGGAGTTTGAGAATTTCAAGGTGGATTACAGCCGCCAAGGAAGAGGCTCATATGACGAACGCGCTACCGAGGCGGAGAAATACATCTTTGACTTCATAGAAGGGCGCTACTCTGGGGATGAAGGTACTAAGGAGTTTATCCTTTCCTTATTGGAACGTAAAAAGGGCGAACTTGACCCTGATAACATTCAGAAGCTCTACAAGTACGAGGATAAGTTTGCCGACCCAAATTTCTCAAAGGCGTGTGAGCTATTCCGTGAATCCTACCAATATAACCACTCCAAGGATTATATCCGCTTCTATGAAAAGGATAAGCATGGCAAGTGGCAGAATATATTGTTACAATTTTCAGCTATTTAGGCAGGTGCGAGCCGCATAAACAATTATTAAATGGGAGGGAGGAGGGCTAATTAAATAACCTTTAAAAACGATTTAAAATGAAAGAAAAACCAACACATTACTATTGCTTTTTTGGCAATGGCACACAAACAAAAAATAAGTTACAAGCTGAATTTTCCGAATTTCTAAGAGGAATGGAAGGAGAATTATATCAAGCTGCCGATTTAGATAAAATAAAGCGATACATCATTGAAAAAGCCAAAGAGTTAAACAAAGAGTATCCCCGATGTAAGGCCTTAGATGTTTCTTTTGAACAATACTCAAAAAAGGATTACATCCACTATCTATCTGGTATTGAGTTTAACGCATTTCGGCTAATACCTGCTTATCTTATTAAACTTAAAAACGATTTAAAATGATTAGTACACGACAACTAAAGATCCTACAGAGCCTCTTAGGAAAGAGGTTTAAGGACAGAGAGGAACGAATGGCTTTCTTATCAGATTCCGCTCAAAGAGAGTTAAGCTCTAGCAAGGAACTAACTGAAGGAGATTTCTTTGGGCTATTAGATTGGCTAGAGTATAATTACGCTAGGGAGGCGTATTTTGATAGCCATAATGCACAACACCTTAGCCTCCTGGCAAAATGCCACGAACTGGGTTGGGTGCAGGAGGATAACCCAAGGATCCCCGACCTTCAACGATTGGGTAAGTTTATGCTAAGTAAGAGGTGCCCTGTACAAAAGCCCTTAAAAGAAATGACTACTAAAGAAGTCAGTAAGGTAATAGGAGCCTTGGAGAAGATCATTGAGAAACGATATGAAAAGAAGTGACAAACGACAAGTGACCAGTGACAAATGCCCTCACAAACACCAAGTGTTGCGAACAATAGGAGGGTATTGTACCGTAGAGATAACTGCTGTGTTTTGCCAAGATTGTGGGAAACAACTAACAAAAACAAAAGTAGAAGTATAACACTAAAAAAACAAATATATATGGAAATAGACGATTATGATATAAGTTACTCCTCAATATGCGACAGAATTAATGGTAACCCTCAACAAGCAAAAAAAGAGCTATTGCGTTTGTGCAGTATGACTATAAAAGCGGAAGAAAAAGTTGAAAAATTAGAAGAGGAACTAAATAAGGCTAAAACTGATGTGATATTTTTTAAAAAAGGTATATACAACATCTTTCATTACTTTCGTAACCAAATTAGCCAACTACCCTCCTCTGTTATACTCCGTGAAGGAAAGACCATATACATCATTAAGTACTTCGATGAAGATAACATTACAATAAATGTTGAAAAGGAAAGTTTTTAATTACTAAAACAATTACAATATGAACGACAAAATAAAAGAAAAAATCACAAAAGTCTACGAACTCGTAAAACGAGGAATAGCAGGAGAACAGCAATCAGCCGAGAAAATGCTAAAAAAACTACTTGAGAAGTACAATATTTCAGAAGACGAACTTAATAGTATAGACGAAAAAGAATATTACTTCAAGTATGCTTCTAACTTAGATGAGTGGTTACTTATACAACTAATCGAATACTTTTTCAAAGAGAAAAAGTATAAACTCTATCGCATTAAAGATAGTGGTGTAAAAGAGATAGCAATACAGATGCCCTACTTAGATTGGGTAACATTAGATAGTGCTTATGGTTATTTCAAACCACATCTAAACCAGCAATGGCGCAAACACGGCTTGCCTGTAGTGAACCGTTGTCGAACAACTAAAACTAAAAATAAACGCCGTGAGGCAATGCAAAAAACCTTTTTTAGTTTGTATGTAATTCGTTCTGGTATCTATCACCCAGAACAAAAAAACTCCAAATCTCTTACCGAGGAGGAAATAAAGAGATATTCCATTCTTTACGGAGTCGAAGGTGGTAAATACACACAACAAGTAACCACAGGTCTATATTTAGAATAACCCTTCAAACACTATTAAAAATGAATAAAGAAAATTACCCCACTTGGCTTGTGTCCCCTGACATTGCCAAAGAGCTCAAAGAAATAGGGTTTGACACCCCCTGCTATTGCTATATAGCTCTTGCTATCAGCGGCAAAGGTTACCAATGCATAGAAATAGGTGATAGGTTACACAACGAAGTCTATAATAGTATTGAATTAAGAGATATAAAACGTATCAATTACAACAAACAGAAAGGTTGTATCTCCCTTCCCTCTTGGACAGAAGCACTCTCTTGGTTCAGATCAAAAGGTTACTATGGCAACCTCGAAGCCACCAGCAAAGGTACTTCAGCCTACATCTTTTACCCCGAATTAGACAACGGAGAATTTTGGGAGTTTGCCTACAAAGAAAGCTACGAAGAAGCTCGCGAAACCCTTTTACTTAAACTAATAGACCTCTATAAAACAGCAAATCAATGACCTATATAGTAACCATACGCAGTTGTGCGGTAGTTTTGAAGCTCACTTATAAGGGGGGAAAGTTCTCTAAGTTAGAGATAAAGAAGGGCACATTGGAGGGCGAGTACCTCAAACAAATAGGCCTGCTTATTCCTCCCTTAGAGAATCTCATAGAGGAGTGGCAGGGGGTGTGGGGCGATAAAGTTACCTACCGAGAGGAAGAAGCGAGCCCGCCGAGCTTATACGCCCTATTCTTGGATGAGTGGTTTGCTTTCTATAACCGATTGTTCGGGTTTGCTCCCAAATTCACTGGTGCTGACGGCAAAGCTCTTAAGGAGATTATCTCCTACCTTACGAGCAACTCAGCTGATGAGACAGAGGCCTTATCCACTTGGCAGTACTTGCTACAGAACTGGCAAAAGTTAGACGAGTTCCATCAACGAAACACCGATTTGAAATATATCAATTCCCAACTCAATAAAATATTACAAAATGCAAAACGAGGTAATAGTAGTAAGACCCAACGAATTAGCGACGATTTCAAACGAGAAGTTCTTAGAGGCCTATTCGCCGAATAACTGTCTTATGCGAAGTGTAACGCTCAAGGGAGTGAGCGATGCTGTTAGTCGTAAGACAGTAAGCTTAGTAGAGATTAAAAAGAACAGGGGACAAGCATTTTTAAGAAGTTACATTGCCCTATGGCTCATAGAGCTTAATGAGCTGCTAAATCTAAAAAATCCCCTATCAGAGGCGCAGATAAAGTTATGTACCGAACAAATCATCACAGATTATTCTTTTTTGAAGCTCTCAGAACTCTCACTTATCTTCAAGAGGATTGTTTCGGGTGAGTTTGGCGAGCTATACGAGCGTATTAGTATGCCTAAGCTGATGACTATATTCCGTAAGTATGAGCAAGAGCGCACAGAAGTTGTAACCAGTGAGAGCAGTCAAGATCATGAGAACTTCCGCTACCAAGAAAGCCGAACAGAAAGCTACAATGAAGAGATAGCAAGGTTATTGAAGCGATAAAAAAACATTGACCAAAGCTAACAACGTCTGCTAAAATCCGATTTGGATAATAGCAGACGTTTTTTTAATTTTGCAGCTAAATAACCTAACACACGCCATTATGAAAACTATGGAAAAACAAAGAAAAGGGTATCACCGAAACCAGCTATTGCGCTACAGAGCAATCATGGAGGAGTTCAACCAACATGATTGTCGCTATATCCCTATAGCGGTGATATGGCGTGAGTTTATCTATCCTAAATTTTTCGTCTCCCGTAGAACACTCTACCGTATTCTTAATACTGATATAGAGGAAAAACTAAAGACAAGTGATTAGTCATTAATTGACTAATTAGATATTCTGTACCTCACAGTTATAATATACTTCATACTCTTGTAGTCCATCATCACGTAGAGTTCGCTGTTGGGAAGCTCGGATAAGGGGGCTTACATTGGGCAGAAGTACAGACCCATGTAGTTTTTGGTGTATCTGCTCTATGAGTGTCCATATCGCCCACGTTTCTTCTTTCTGTCTCCTTGGGGCCTGCCCACTGGTATTGGTAAGGCGCATATTAGCTATTGTAAGTCGAAGCTGTACACTCCCTATTTGCCGTTGCACAGGCCTTTTAGTTAAGTCTTTTCCTAAGTTGCTGTATTGTACCTGCCCTATATCTATCAATACACAAGGGTATTGTACAGGCATATTGGGGCTGTAGTAATCCAGTTGCCCCCAGTTTTCGTCTATATATTTCAAACCCTCTACTTCACTGAGTTTTTCTTGTATCTTCTCTAATAGTGCTTTCATGGTTTTATGTTTTTGAACACTTCATTTAGGTTATAGCCAACAATCTCGTCAATCATACGCTTTACTTCGGGGTGATCCCCTATAAATTGCCTTTTAGGGATAGAGAGCTTGTCACCTACTTTTTTTAGTGCAAGGGCCTTGTAGTATTCGGCCTCCACAGATAGGGCTTTTCCTTTAGTGCCTTTGCTTCCTTTGGCGGCTCCACTCACCTTGTAGTACATAGCCCAAAAGTAGCGTTTCATCTTCGCTGTTACTTCTATCTCTCCTCCATTGTTATGTACCTGGGCATAGGGTACGGAGCTTGTCCATCGTACGGAGGAACCCTCAATTGTACTACGGATAGAGCGGCGTAGGGTGCCAGTACGTATCATTAGGGAACCACGGCGGTTAGGGATCTTGGTTTCAGGCCACTTTTGATTAAAGAAGCCCTTACGCTCAAAGTTGCGGTCAAAGGCCTCAGTAAGCTTGACCTTTGTATCGGTTAAAACATGGTTTAAAAAGGTTTTAAAGTCCATTTCAATAATGGTTAATTGTCAATTGTTAATGGTTAATTCTTCTATGCATTGCAATGCTTAGTTTTTGCATATAAAAGTTTTAAAAAGATTTGTTTTTTGTTTGAAATTTGTTTTGTACCTTTGTAGCCAAATATATAGTTTACTTATGGATTTACTAAACAAATATTTTAGCTGGCGTGATTACTCAGGAAGTGAGCAGGATAGCTATGCCCAAGATATAGAGACTTTTTATTATCAATCCGTACTTCACAATGAAGAGGACGGCTTTTTGGCTCTTTTAGAGAAAGCTGAAAAGGAGCATAAAAAGATTGTATATATCCCCATAGAAGGGGCTTTTTCTGATGATATTCTTGTAAAACAACTTACTTTGGCATAAATTCGTTTATCATATTTATCATATCTTCATACAATACAGGCATAGTCTCTTTAAAAACCTCATTACCTGCAAAGGTATTCTCAAAGGCATGGGCTATAAATTCTGCTTCTTTCATTCCCGCCCTATTAAAATAGCTCCTTGTATGCCCAAAACCAAAATTAGTATTTAAGGACATCAGTGTATCGCTACATGCTCCTATTTGTTCCATCAAATTATGGTCTCCCACTATCCTTGCCTCTTTCAATTTTTCATTGAGCATAGTTTGAACCTCTATATATCCCTTATTTCTATTTTCTGCAAAGATATTACGATGTTTATCCATCACTTCTATTACCTTTTCGTCTCGTCTCATTCCTATATGAGCATCAATAGCGTGCCCAAATTCGTGATAAACAACGGCTTCTGCATACCAACTGCTCCCCTTTCTTCTGCTATCAATAGGGATTTTTACAAAGTTGTCAGTAGATGAATAATAAGCTCCATCAATAGCTCTATATCCATTTGGCTCTCTAAAATACAAAGGCGTTTCTCTTGTTAACCCCTCAAAAATACTCTTGTTAATGGTTATATTTAGCTGATTCTCGTAAAAAGGAATATTTGTAGGTGTATATTGAGGTTCCTGCTTTTGTTGTATATTGTTTAAAACCTGCTGTACCTGTTCCGCCCCTACCACTTGGGTATAAGTGTTATTAGGAGGAAATACCTTCTTTTCTTGCCCTGGATTGAAACGAAACATGGCCAGTTTGTTCTTACCGCTTTTACCTATCTGAGTAGTCGCTTCTTCTCCTGCCTTTTTGGCAGTTTCGGGGTTGCTTTTGGTGTTTTCTCGTGCCAAGACTTCCACAGCTGTACAGCGACAATGCCAACCATTGGGCGGGTAATATTCTGTCCAAAAGGGATTATCTTTAGGCAAACAGATTCCTGCCAAAGCCGCATGGCTTTGCCTTACTCGCTCATCGCCTGCGGTACGATATTCGAGCCAATACCTACTTGTATCCTCTTGCAGGTTTGCCCAATTAGCGGCACTTTGAGCACTCTGTATGGCGAATTGGTACTCTGCTTCTAAGTAGTTACGGTTGTAGGTATCATTGAGCTTCAGTATCTCCTTTTCAAAGAGATGATAAGGGCGTATGTTACCCTGCTCATCTTTGAGTTTAGAACGTGCCTCCGTTAGCTGGGTATGGGTTTTGAGCCCCGAAAAGATAAATACATCACGCTCTAAATAGGCTCTCATTTCCTCTGGCACTTCATGGGGGATAGCGGTGTTAAACACTTCGGTGGTAGCCGTGATAAGGTCTCGGTAGGCTTTGTATTTCGTTAAGTCTTCAGGCTTGTAGGTGCCTTTTTTGTGCAGGTAGTCAAACGCTTTTTTCGCTACTTTGGTAAGGTCTAACGGCTTCTTTGGAGGCTCTTGTGCGCTTGATAACCTTGCACTTTGGCATGCCTCGCAATCACAGGGCGCATATTGCAGACTTAGACTTTGGTGCATAGCCCCGAAATAGAGGTCTGTAACCCTATCGGGGCTTAGCCGAAAAAATCTAAAGAGAGCTTTTGAGGTGTAGTAGGTGCTTTGTTCCCTATTACTTCAATACCGAATTTTTCTTTAATCCAATCATCAGGAACTTCTTTATAGGGCAGTATTTCCTTGGTACGCGTCCATAGCTCGCCTAAGTCCTCCACTTGGTCATACACGAGCGATAAGCCCTCTTCGGGTAGTACACCGATGGCGTATAGAGCAGGGAGCACTTTGTCATTCATATACTGCTCTACCATAGTTTGGTCGGCATCTACCAAATCCTGTAGTATATCCTGTGAGCTCATTTCTTTACCTCTACTTCCATATTTGGTGTCCTGCCCTATAATAGCCCCCGAAATGAGCAGAGAGATGCTATTTTCGCAACGATTGATTAGCCCGTCATACACTTCTCCTGTAGCGGGTACCCCATTAGTAGCCCACTCGAATTGCTCGGTTTCGTCAATGATAAACCAAGCGGCAGCCCCCATATCGGTCATCATCTTCTCGGCACGTGCGATGGCTTGGCGGTCGCGGGTGTTTGTCTTCATTACACGGGGAGGTATGCCATATATCTCGCACAACTCCGACCAGCAACTTTGGGCAAAACGACTAAAGAGTATATGTGGTATTGCTTGATTGATAAGCCCTAAGTCGCCCGACTTGCCAAAGTCTAACAACCACGTTCCGTACTCAGAGGCGTTCATATAGTCTAAGCCTCTATCATCGGTGTAATCTTTTAGGACAATACCCTTTTGAGGTATTACATTTTGCCTAGGTATAAGAGCCACCTCTACACTATTATCATCACCCCGATTAAATTCAATAAGGGTATAGCCAAAGTACTCACTGTCCAAAATATACCCGATAATATCACCAAACCATACAGATTTCTGTAATTGGCTTGTCAGCTCGGTGTGGGTCTCCCCATTGGCTTTCTTTATGGAAAAGTTAGCCGATAGCGTCTTTAGTTTGCGATTTTTGATTTGTGAGGTTGTATGGGCGTCAAGGAGCATATCCTTTACCAAATTGTAGTAAGGATATAGCTTAGGGTTATCTATATTCTCGGCCATAGCCAGGGCACTCTTCCAGGTGAGCACATCAGCACGAGTACGTGCCATTGCCTTGGGAACAATGTTACGAGTAGGTTGGAGAGAATTCTTAGAGCTTTTAGTTTTGAATTTTGGGTTTTGAGTTCTTGGTTTCATTGCTTATATTTTCCTTTTACATTAACGCCTTTTTCTGTGAGTTGTAGTTTTTCAATAGCGAATCCGTCCGCTTCGAGTTGGATACGTATATGCCTATCCAAGGAGCGGGAGACACTACCATTTTGGGCGCGCTGGATATAGCACCCAGTAAGGGGGGATTCTTTCCATTCGCCTTGTTTAGACAGAAAAAGAAACTCCACATGTTGAGCGGCACTTTCTCCGACAAAGAAGTCCCCTTGGGCTATAACGAGGTCATAATCTGTGTTGGTAAGTATATCTTTCATATTAATGACTAATGACTAATCGTGGTTAAACTTTTTACGAGAGCTAAAGAGGAAAGGGGTAGTTTGACGCTCACTTTCCTCTGTACGAGGGAGTATCGGTAAGGAGGAGATATTCACCTCACCTTTGGAGAGTCTCTTAAGGTACTCTATTGCCCTATCGTATCGTTCTTTGGCGTGGTCATAGATAATATCTACATTGCACAAATCCACGATATACCACTTGGCTACCGAAAGACAAAGGCTCACCACTAAGGCGTTTCTCTCGTCCCCACGCTTGGCAAAGATAGCCTCCACATCATACCTGGGACGTCCGTCGAGGTACTCTTTTTTATCATTGGTATAAAAGTAGGACTTGACTTCCTGTTCGGCTGTATCTAAGGCTTGCAGAACGATAGTGTCGTCCCCTTCGGTTATCTGCTCCACTTGGTAGGAGTAGATATTATTCTTTAAATCTTCTTTTCTAAGGAACATAGCTTATTTTATTGCCCGCGGGTGCTACCCGCTAATAATGGTTATTTACTCTTGCCCCAAAAACATACTGGTTACTACTTTGTCTGTTGCGCCCCACGAGCCACTTAAAGGCTCCATGGACGGCATCAGGGCCGTCGTCGTGGGCGCCCGAACCCTTTTCAAAGGCTAAGAACTGATCTATAAGCACCTGCATATCTGCGTCTTTCTGCTCGCTATTGAACCACACGTTTTTGCGCTCAAAATAGCCCGAAAGGCTCTCTATACGGTCAAACTTATCTGCCTTGCTGCGCTTGTCGGCTACGATAGGGATATAGTACCCCCGTTTGTCGCCCTCGTTATCAAAATCGGAGACAAACTCGTCCATGGCAAATAGCCCCTCAATCATATAACGTACATTGTATCGGTCTAAGTGGAAACGCTCGTACTGGTCATAGAGCCATTTGGCACAATGGGCACGGCTTTTTTGCTGCATATAGCACAAGAGAATATGGAACTCCTTGCCTACATTTCCTACCAAAATCAGCGCTTTATAGTCGGCATTTTCCTTATAGGACAGGTCGCCGTAAAAGCATAGATTATCATACTTGGAAAGCGGTAAAGCCTTTTTGTACTGTATATCCTCATACTTAAAAATAGCTCCATCCTCTATGTGGGTGTGCATATACTCACGCATAAAGGAGCGGTAAGGCATACTCTTAAACTTATTACGCCAGTACTCTGCCGATGTCTTTTCAGGCCATTCGGGGGTAAAGTCTTGTAAGTTTTTCACAGCGCACACCGTAAGTATTTTAAACAAGGTGCGACCTTGAGCGATATTACTTTCGTAGTTCTGCTCTTCTTGTGGGGTATTAATCACCTCATTAAAATAAGTTTTAAGGCGATTCGTTATTGAGTTTTTGTGAAAGTTGTTATTGGCAAATACAAAACGTTCTGTAGCATTATCCTCGCTATCAAAGCATCCCCATACATCTTCGGTGATATAGTCCACACTCTCACGCATGATTCTATCGTTATGGATAGACTTCTTGCTATCCACATCATCCACTACTATATAGTCGGGGCGTTCGGATTGTTCTCGTGCTCCTCGTGGGTTTTGCCCGAAACCTATGGACATAAAGCGTACTCCATCGGAGGTTACAAAAGAGCCATCAGACCAATCACCCACTGAAGCACGCTTTCCGTAATCATTCTGCAAGCGGTTATTATGCTCCAGCTGCGCCTGTATGCCCGAAAGGAGTTTCTTAGCCTTGGGCTCTGTTTCTCCTACCAAGAGCATAAATCGCAAATCATTCTTTGCAAAGTACAAGTACAACGGTATTCCCATATCTATATGTACAGACTTTCCTGCTGAACGATACATCTCAGAGAGTAAGCGTAGGCGTTTATTGCCTACTATCAGCTTAGCCAACTTAGCGTGAAACCATGCACATTTACACTTAGCATAGCTGGGAAAGTAGTACTCAAACCAGCGCACATAATCGGTCTCTAAGTTCTTAATACGAGCGGCTTTCTCTTTGGCTGATTCGTGTATGTTCACCGAAGTAGCCTTAGCTATTAGCAGGCAATGCTTATCGTAATCAGCTAAGAGTTTAGCATATATTTTATCCTTCTTTCTCATTTTTTATTTTTAGTTGTAAGAATTGCTTGTGATATTTAGTACATTGAGCTGCAAACTCAGCGTCTTGTTGTGATATAAACATATCCAGCTCCTTCAGTACCTTATATACAGTTGTAGGGTCTGCCTGCGTTTCGCACCTATCTAAGGCGGCCATTAACTTACCTACATCAGAAGCCGAGAAAGTAGGCTCTTGCCCGTTCATTACCCTAATGGTCTCAGCTTGTAACTTCTGTTTGATAATAGTCGGCGAGGCGTGGAAGTTGAGGCGCTTGTCCTCCCAATCGTACTTCTTTACCCACTCACCAATAGTGGCTGGACGTACTCCATAGAGTTCCGCCACTTCTGCTTGGGTAACCTCAATATTTTCAATATAATACTGTTCTGCCTTGATACGAACAGCGTCTTTTGTTTTTGCCATAATATCATAAATAGAATGCAAAATTGAGAATTGAGGGACTGAAAAACAAAAGATAGTGCAAAGATGGCACAACATTGTGCCACAATAACACAATAGTGTGCCATGCTCGCACTACTTTTTGCAAGGGCAAAAAAGCCACCTTAATTTTGCGCCCAGTTAGCAGACAAACTCATGAACGAAAAGAAAATGCCCAGATTTGTACTCAATGATGAAAAGGTAGCCAACTCCTATGGCTTTCACATACTATCGGCTGGTATCAGCTTAGAGCGATTCTTGGCCAACCCCGTAATGTTGGACGGACACAATCAGAATAACCATAGTGTCATCGGCTCTTGGCAGAACGTTGTCTTAGAGGAGGGGAAACTCTTTGCTGAACCTCTCTTTGATATGCAGGACGAAAACGCTAAAATGATAGCAGGTAAGGTGGAAAGAGGTGTCATCCGTGGGGCAAGTATGGGCATTGCTTTTCATAAAAAGGACTTAGCTTATGAGGGAGGGGCTGTTGTCCTTAAAAAATGTTCCCTCTTTGAGGCTTCTATAGTAGCCATACCGAGCAATGCCAATGCTTTACGTCTACAGATGGACGGAGTAGAGGTCTCCGAGGAGCAGATCAAGGAACTTTGCTTGTCTTTTTCAAAAACAAACCTAACAAACCCTATTAACACAGTAGATATGAAGATACAACTTACACAATTGGCCTTGGTAGCTTTGGGCATGAATGCCAGCTGCAAGGAACTATCAGCCGAAGAGATTGAAACGGCTATATTGGCTCTATCCAAAGACAGAGACACACTCAAGGAAAAGCTCTCCCTATCGGAAGAGCAAGTAGCGGCCTATGTAGCCAAAGAAAAAGCCCAAAAGGAAGCCCTCACAGCGCAAATGCTTGACGAGGCTATCAAGAGTGGCAAAATCACAGCCGATAAGCGGCAGACCTTTGCTGACTTGGCTGCGCAGAACTTTGAATTGGCTAAGGCTACCCTGGAGGGGATTCCTGCTAAGAAGTCTTTCTCCGCAGGAGTTACTACCCCTACAGGTACTACAGGAGTGGCTACTATGGAGGACTTTCAAAAACTCTCCTTAGAGGAAAAATTAGCTTTTAAAAACGGCAACCCTGAAGCTTACCAAAAACTCATCGCTTCTATTTAGTGAAGAGTGAAAAACTATAATTTAAACCCTATTTAAAAACGAATAAAACAGTATTACAATGGCAATGAATTTTCCAGAAATATGGGAGAAACGTGTACACCAAACACTCTCCCAAGGGGGTACAGCCGATTTTTTAGACGGCGTACAAGAATTGGATGGTGATGTAACCCAAATGGGGGAACAAAACGTAATTCACATTCCTACAACCGAGTTTGAACCCGAAGTGCTCATCAATAATAGTGCTTACCCTTTGGCAATTGAAAACTACACTGATGAAGAGGTAGTGGTAAAATTGGACAAGTACCAAACCAAACCTACAAAGGTTACCGATGACCAAACCATCGGAGCAAGTTACGATAAAATTGATACGGTTACTCGTAGCCACACCAACAAAATCAATGCCCGTAAGTACAAAAAAGCTTTGCACACTATTGCCCCCGATAGAAACACGGCAGCAACTCCAGTACTCAGCCTGGCAGGTACAGAATGTACTTATAATGATATTGTCGCACTTAAAGACAAGTGTGATAAGGCAGGTTGGCCATCTATAGGTCGTCGCTTGGTGTTGTGCTTTGACCACTACAACGCCTTGCTCAAGGATAGAGAGCGTTTCGGTGACCAGTTAATCAACTATCGCCAAGGACAGGTGTCTCCTGTGATTGCAGGCTTTGAAATCAAAACCTACGAACAGCACCCCTACTATAGCAGTGCAGGTCAGAAAATCGCCTTTGACCAGGTACCTACCAGCAGTGACAAACCCGCTTCTGTAGCTTTTGTGGTAAATGCTGTGCGTAAGAAAACAGGGCTTACTAAGCAGTACTATTCAGAAGAAAAGAGAGATACCCTAAACCAAGCAAATCTATTGAACTATCGCCACTACTTTATAGCTCTACCATTGCAAAAAAAGTACATCGCAGCGCTAATTTAGTGACTAACGACGAGTGACAAGTGACTAACGACTAATAACAAATATCATGGACAATATATTTAAAGATAATCCAGGGCTTGATGTAGCCTACAAAACGGCTGACGGCAAATACTTCTACACCGAGAACGGCGCACAAAACCACGCCCTTACCCTCAAAGACCAAGAGGTAAAAAAGGTTGTGCGCCCCGAAGATAGAGAGACTCCACAAACTATTGAGGAGGGAGACAAAACAAACGAACCTGACACAGAGGATAAAACAAACAACCCTGCTAAAGCAAACAAATAACCATGAACGGAGTAAAATTTATCAGAAAAAACGGAGGCTTAGGGCGTGAACTCGCGGGTGAAGATCATATCTCTGGACTTATCGTCTATGGAGAAACGGCCGTTGCCCTTACCTTATTGCTTTCAGTAGAGGAACTCAATGGTAAGGGGATTTTCCCAAATACAAACCCCGTATTGCACTATCATATAACTGAGTTTTTTCGTATCAATGAGGGGGCAAAGCTCTATGTGCAGTCTGTAGCAAGCTCCGACGGCAACTATACAGAGGTAAAGACTTTGCAAGCCTTTGCACAGGGCAAGCTCCGCCAAGTGGCCGTGTGTGACTTCAAGACAGAGTTGTCGGGCTTAGACAATGCACTTTCAAAGCTGAACACCATAGCGAAAGACTTGGCTAAACGTATCACCCCATTGAGCATACTTTATAGCTTTAAACTCAAAACTGAGGATGTAGCCAACTTGCCCGATTTGCATACCAAAAACGCAGAATTGGTCAGCGTGGTAATTGGTCAAGATGGTGCAGGGCGAGGTGCCTATATCACCGAAACTACTCCTTCGGTCAGTTGCATTGGGGCTGCCCTTGGGGCCTTGTCCAAAGCCCAAGTACACGAGAGTATTGCATGGGTAGAGAAGCAGAACTTAGTGAGTATTGCCTATAACAAAGGCCTAACAGGCGATGTGCTGCGTGCCCTTGAATTGGACGTGCCCGCCTTTGCCGATGGCACCAAGCTCAGCGCTCTCACCCCTGCACAGGTGGAAGCCTTGCATAGCAAAGGGTATATCTTCCTTACTCAATATGCAGGCAATGCGGGTACTTACTTCAATGATAGCTTCACGGCTACGGCTGCCACCAGTGACTTTGCCTATATAGAGAACAACCGCACCATTGACAAGGCGATTCGTGAACTGAACCGCGTGTTGGTGCCCAAGGTCTCAGGGCCTGCCTATATAGACCCTGATACGGGTAACCTGCAAACGGCTACTGTGTCGGCTATCAATGCCCTTTGTGAGGAGCCTTTGGATGCAATGAAGCGCAATGGAGAACTCAGTGGATACAAAGTCTATATCAACCCACGTCAGCGCATTCTGCAAACCTCCAAGTTGGAGGTAGTACTTAAGATTGTACCCGTAGGCACCATGCGAGAGATAGAAGTAGCTATAGGCTTTGCCCTATCAGTCTAACCCCTAAAACCTATAAACTATGTTAGAATACGAACCCCTTATCAACGGAAGAGAATACGGCTGGGCAGATATTATCTGTACCATAGGTGGCGTACCTGTAACAGGTATCGTGGCTATCAAGTACGAGGAGAGCCAAGAGAAGGAGAATGTATATGGAGCAGGGCGCCACCCCGTGAGCCGTGGTTATGGTAGAGTAAAAACTACCGCTTCTATTACCTTGCTCTCGGCTACTGTAATGGCACTGAAAGCCAAAGCTCCTAAAGGGCAATTACATCGTATTGCTCCTTTCTCTATTACCATAAACTATCAGCCCGACAACCAGCCTTTAGTAACCCATATTCTAAAAAATTGTGAGTTCCAAAAAACAGCTTTTGAGTGGAAAGAGGGCGATATGCACAAGGAAATAGAATTAGAACTCATTGTAAGCCACGTGGTAGACAAATCTGTTTAATTCCTTAAATTCTACAACTCTTAAATCTTATTTAATCATGGAAGAAACATACACATTTGTAGAAGACAATAGCCCTAAAGAAGAAACCATTTGTGGGCTTAGTATGGCAGAAATACAAACCCTTAAAGAGGAACACGGCGAGTTGGTACTCGTAGAGGTAGAAGCCGACGGACAGACCCACCAAGTAATCTTCAAGGAGCCTACCTTTAAGCACTTGGAAGCGATGACAAAGATTTCCAAAACCGATGAGGTAAAAGCTGCTCAAGTAGCCTACCTAAACTATGTAGTAAAAGCCGACAAGGCTATCGAAGGGCGTGATATGCTCAAGCTCAAGGCCGTAGAAGCCCTCATGCTAAGAGTACAAAGAACGAAGGCAACAGCAAAAAACTTGTAGGCTCGTTGTTATCAACAGGTGCAGATAGCACCGAGCCAAGCGACAAAGAAGAGTGGAAAGTGGAGGCACTCATACGAGCCAACTTTGGGGTAGATCCCTATGAGCTACAAGCGAGTGAGTGGTGCAAACTCTATGCCCAAGCCCTATGGCTGGAGCACTGGCGGATGCAGAATCAAGCGGAACTGTTCAAGGCATTGTTCAAGGGCTAAGGATGCCTAGGTGTTCCCTTATGGGGGAAGTCAAGTTCTTCCGAGTAAATCTCTCTAAGGATTATACAGAATAAGAAGATGCTGAAACTTAGATAAAGACATACGCCCCCTACCTCAAAGAAATGCCATAGGATAGAGCTTATGATAAATACAATAAAAGACAATGGATAAGTGAGCCAAAAAAGTGTTTTCATAGTAGTATAAGTTTAACAAGGCAAAGTTACAAAAAAGAAATGGATAATACATTTAATTTCGGTATAAATTTCAATATTGTAGGGGACAGTCAAGTCTCTGCTGTATTTGTAGCCTTGTTTAAAAATATGGATATACTACAGACGGAGATTACCCAAATCAATCAGACCCTAAACACCTTTTCTGAAAATACCACGAGGGCCATAGAAGGGGTAAGCAAAACGGTCAAGGAGAGCACCAAACTTACTAAAATCAACCTTGAGAGTTTCCTAAACCTCACCGATAGGGCAACGACGGCCGTAAAAGACTTATACGCCCCTGGTATGGCGCTTGAAAAAAACCTCGCTGAACTCTCGGCTATTACGGGCGTTACAGGTGATGGCCTCAAGGCTATAGAAATGGCCGCTCGTGACACCGCTAAAACCTTTGGCACCTCGGCCGTGGATAATGTAGAGGCCTACAAGATGATGCTTTCACAGCTTAGCCCCGACATTGCCAAAAATAGCGAGGCAATGAAGCTCATGGGGGAAAATGTAAATATCCTCTCCAAGCAAATGGGAGGTGACACCATAGCAGCTACTGATGTACTTAACACCTCGCTGAACCAATTCGGGGTGAGTATGGAGGATCCTATCAAGGCCGCTAAGATAATGACCGAGATGATGAATGTGATGTCCGCTGCTGCCCAAAATGGCTCAGCTGAACTCCCACAAATCAAACAGGCATTAGAGCAAGTGGGTATGGTGGCCAAAACCACTGGATTATCGTTTGCCGAGACCAATGCCTATATCCAGCTGCTTGACCAAGCGGGTAAGAAAGGTAGCGAGGGAGGGGTTGCTCTGCGTAACGTACTGACTACTCTTTCAGAGGGTCGCTTTACCTCCAAACTCGCTGCCGATGGACTAAGAGAAGCGGGGATCAGTACCGATTACTTAGCTGATAGTAGCATACCCCTACACGAACGCCTCAAGACTTTGCGCAAGATACAAGGCGATACTGCCCTAATGACAAAGGTATTTGGTAAGGAGAATATGGCTGCCGCCATTGCTCTTATCAATACGGCAGACCAGGCGGAGGCCATGACCCAGCAAATAGTGGGTACCAACTCGGCCATAGAGCAGGCAGGGGTAATTATGGAAACCACAGAGGAGAAAAACAATCGCCTTACCAGACAGGTAGAGGACTTTAAGATTTCTATTTTCAATGCTACCAATGGAATATTTGGCTATGCTAGTGCCCTGAGTGATATAGCAAAAGACTTGACCAATTTTGCCCCTTTATTGGTAGGCGTCTACAAGGGGTTTGTTTTCCTAGCCGATGCCCAAAAGCGAGCTACCCTATGGACAAATATATGTTCGGCGGCCACCAAAGCTATGGCTGTGGCACAAGGGATTCTGAATGCTATCATGAACATGAACCCTATCCTATTGGTGGTAAGTGCCATTGCACTACTTATAGGCTATGTGGTAACAGCAACAAACTATTTTGACAACTTTGGCTCTACTATGTTGCTCCTCTTAGGGCCTATAGGTATGCTTATCAGTGCCTTTACGATGATTAAGCGGCATTGGGATAGTATTGTAGAAGCTTTTCAATCAGAAGGTATCTTAGCGGGCTTTAAACGTATTGGTTTGGTGCTTTTGGATGTAATTATGGCGCCTTTGCAGAAGATACTCGGTTGGGTGGCAGAGCTTACAGGTTGGGAGTGGGCGGCCAATGCCTCTGGAAGTGTAGAGGAGTTCCGTAAGAATATGGATTTGGTCTCTGAAGAGGAAAAAGCTAAGACTCAAAAGGACGACAAACCCCAAGAGGTGGCCCTTGTGGAGAGTGATAGCTTTGATCTGAAGAAAAACCAACCTACCGTACCTACTGTAGGAGGGGTAGCTACCCAAAAAACTATGAACAGCACGGGAGTCGGAGGCGACAAAAGCAAGAGTGAAAACAAAGTGCGCAACCTAACCATTGGTAAGATGATGGACAACTTTAATATCTATATGAATGCCGACAGAGGCTTCGACAGGCAACAGCTCCTACAGGCCGTAAGAGAGATTCTCCTCACCGCTACTGCCGACTTTGCAGGTGGATAGGCGGGCAAGTGCGAGCCGCATGGGCGATTTTATAAGATAACCTATAATAACGATGATAGATTTTAGCTTTCAACCCCAACCCCTAACCATAGCCAAGACGGCAGCCGTTAATCTTGCTTTCCGCTTTGGCATGCAAACAGGTAGGCACTTAGAGGTCAAAGAGTTTGACGGCACTTTTTCCTCAATAGAAGACTTGGAGAATCGCCCATGGCTGACTTCCCTTAGGATGAGTACCCACTATGAGGGCGAGCGCTACAGTCTGCTTTTTCAGGAGGTGATTATATCAGTTACTCAAGAACGCAACATCGTAACCACACCTCTACAGGGGCGTGACGGCACTATAAAGGAGTATATTAGTAATGGCGACTATGGGATTACCTTGGATATAGCCCTAACAGATTACGAGGGAGAGCCAAGCGAACAGGCGGATGAGGAGTTTCTCTTACCCAAACAGGACTATCCATTAAGTCAGCTGGAGACCCTGAGAAAACTCCTTACTACCCCCGAAACAGTAGAGGTAGAGAGTGATTTCCTATATGCTTTTGGAATTAAATCGGCAGTGGTTGCCTCCTTCTCTTTGCAACAGGAAACTCATAGCAATCGTCAAAGCGTACAGATACAAATGCTTTCTGATGAGCCTTACGAAATCAAACAAATACAACAAGACGAGTATGTTAAGATTAGTAAGTAGAATAACTATTGATACGGGTAGTGCCCGCTGGCAATTCAATTCGGTAGCCGAGTGTAACATTGTAGAAGATATAGGAAGCCTTACCGACACCTGTGAACTTAAGTTACCTCGTAATATCAAATGGCAGGGGCAGGTAGCACCTGGAGGCAATAATAAAGAAATGATTTATCCGCCCATAAAAAGAGGCGATCGTATTACGGTAGAACTCGGTTATGATGACGACTTAAAAGTACGCTTTGCGGGTTATATCCGTTCGGTAGATGCCAAGGTGCCTATTACGATTACTTGTGAAGATGGGATGTTTTTACTCAAATCTATTAAAGCCGAACCAAAGGCTTTCAAGAATGCTTCACTCAAAGAGATAGTAGAACACCTGCTTAAAGGTACAAATATCGCTTATAAGCTCATAGATGACAACATACAAGTAGGTGCCTGGCGTATTACCCAACCCAGTGTATCACAAGAGTTACAAGAACTAAAGGACAAGGTAATGCTTAGTAGCTATTTTAGGTTTGTTGAAGGGCAATCGGTGCTATATATAGGTTTGGAATACCCCATAGATAACAGAGAAAAGCATCTCTTTAAGCACGGCAAGAATATCATTAAGGAGGATTTTACCTACCGCAACAAGGAAGATATACGAGTGAGAGTAGAAGCACAGAGCTTCAACGCTAAACATAGAAAAATTACTTATGAGTATGGTGATAAAGACGGCGATGTGATTAAGATTCGTATCGACGGACTTTCGGAAGAAGAGCTTAAAAAGTATGCCATGGAGGCTTTAGAGCGTTATAAGCAAAGTGGGTTTAAGGGTTCATTTGAAACTTTCGGCACCCCCGAAGTACGCAAATGTGACATGGTGGAGATACACGCCTCCGACGGAAATCGGGGTACTTATTTGGTGAAAAAGAATGAGATTAGCTTCGGAACCAATGGCTACCGACAAAAAATAGAACTCGGCAACGCATTATGATAAAACAACTTATACAACAATTAGCCTATACAGGGCAGGAGCTATACGCCAAAGTGTGTAAGGTAACCTCTGTAGATGAGGAAAACCAAACAGCTGATGTAGAGCCTTTGGACGGATCCTCACCTATTTATGATGTGTATTTGGTAGTGAATATGGAACAAGGAGGCTTCTACCTTCAACCCAAAGTAGGCTCGCTGGTGTGTGTCGCTTTTATAGGGAAGGAAACGGCTATAGTAGTGGGAAGTTCCGCTTTGGATAAGGTAGAATGCACCTCGGAAGGGTTTAGCTTAAAAATTGAAAATGGTAAAATCCAAATCAAGAACGAGCAAGCCAATTTTAAAACCCTTTTAAATGACCTTTTAACTGAGCTTAAAGGCGCTATTATACAAACCCCTTCAGGCCCTGGCAACTTTGCCCCACAGAACGTAGCCAAGTTTGAAGAAATCAACAACAAAATAAACCAACTATGGGCTTAAACAAAGAACAACTCAAACAAGGCATTATCTCCCTTCAACGGGATATGCTTACCAAAACCGAACCGAGTATGGAAGAGTATGCCGAACGCTTAGCAAGCCTTATTGACACCTTTGTCCGCAGTGGCGAGGTAACGGTGCAGGCAGGAATCACCCTACGGGCAGGAGCTTATACAGGCGCCACGACCAGTACAGGAACGGGGACAATAGGCTAAGCGGTTAGTAACTCAAAATTAAAAACTTAAAAAATGGATTGGATATTAGAAGGACTTAAAGAACACATCATATCATTCTTAGGAATGGTACTCTCAGGCTTGGCAGGTTGGTTTTTTGGCCGCCCAAAGCAACAAATGGAGTTACAGACCAATGAATTAGACAATGTAGATAAAGCGGTGAAGATATACCGAGAGATGATAGAAGACTTAGGGGCTAAGTATGCCAATGCAATCGAAGAACTCAAGAAAGCCAATGCCCGCATTAAGGACTTAGAGGCTTCCGTAGAGGAGCTTTTGGCGGAACTTAAAAAATACAAGCAACTCAATGGTAAGCGGTGAGCCACCACAGGCAAATAAATATGACCATAACAGTATTACATAACCAATCACTCCTTGACCTCGCCCTGCAACACACAGGTACCATTGAGAGTATCTTTGAGTTGGCCGTACTTAATGAAAAGAGCGTAACTGATGATATGGTAGCAGGTGCTCCCCTTAAAGTCCCTTCTCTTTCAGTAGGAGCAAGAAACAAAGATATATTAGCCTATTATACGGCAAAGAACATCCAACCTGCTACGGCTTTCACCAAAGAAGACAAACAAGTGTTGGAACGTCTTGAGGGTATCAGCATTTGGGCAATTAACCTTGATTTTGTAGTAGGAGGCTAAACTACTGACAACTAACCACTAACAACTGAACAATGGCACGAACGATACAAGAAATACAAGAACTCATCTACCAGGCCAAGACACAAGAGCCTGCCCTTAATGAGCTTAATAGCACCTCCAAAGTAGCTATATGGCGTTTGTGGGTCTATATCATCTCAGTAGCAATATGGAGCTTGGAGAAGCTATTCGATCTGCATAGAACGGATATAGACAAACGCCTTGCCGAGCTTACTCCTCACACTGCACGTTGGTATCGCAACAAAGCCCTTGCCTTTCAGTACGGCTTTGACCTTTTGCCTGACAGCGATAAGTTCAACAATACAGGACATACTGAGGAGCAAATAGAGGCAAGTAAGATAGTCAAGTACTCGGCTGTTGTGGAAAGCGAAGACGGCCGATTGATTGTCAAGATAGCCACCGAAAGTGATGGGCGCTTGCTACCTATTACAGAAGATCAACACAATGCTTTCAAGGGCTATATAGCTGAGATAAAAGATGCAGGTGTACGAGCAACCGTGATTAACTACCTACCTGACAAGTTGGTGCTGAACTTAGATGTGTATTATGACCCGCTTATCTTGGATAGTAATGGTATGGATATACTCTCTGCCAAACTCCCAGTTAAGGAGGCCATAGAAATCTATCTTAAGAACCTACCCTTTAATGGTGAGCTTATTGTAGCCCACCTTGTCGACGCCTTGCAGGCTGTCAATGGAGTCAAGATCCCACACCTTAAGGAAGTAACCACGGCATGGATAGACCCCAATACACGTGGCTATGGATCCTTTGAGAATATCAATGTATCTCAAATCCCTTATAGTGGCTACTTTGAGGTAGATTGGAATGAATCACGGATACGTTACATTGCTAAATAGTAAGGAATATGAGAATCTTTCAACTTGACATAGAAAAACTAAGTTTATTGCTGATCCCCACTTTTTTGCGCAAAGCTAAATTAGTAGGCTGGATGAAAATGTTAGTAGCCCCCATAGGGAGGCTGCATTATGATTTTACTTTTAAGCGAGCAGCCGACATTCGGAAGCTCTCGCTCAACGGACAGGTATGTTACCTACGCAAGGCGCTCAACGATACTTTTGACCCCACTCTTAGGCGTATCCGTATCCTTGAGGGTAGCCAGTACCAAAGCCAATACATCTATACCGAAGCCGAGCGCAAGCCTAAGTTCTTAGGTACTATGTACCTCCGCCGTGGTGCGGATTATGCCGATACTGGGGTTGATTTTATAGTGAAGATACCAAGAGAGGTATGGGACACACAGAAAACCCCCACCTCCGAGATAGGACGTTACCGTTTCTTTGAAATGGAAGCCCTAATTGACTTCTACAAATTGGCCAGCAAACGTTATATGATTGCCTTATAGATTAACCAACCACTAACAACTAAACAAAATGAATATTATCCATTGTAACCAAGCGGGAGGTTTTCCTCTAACGACCGAAACGCTCAATTTTTTACAGAACACCTATAAGATATTCAATGCTATCGGCGGACTAACGGGCGACTTGGCCATTGTATCAGGTTGCCAGCAAGTAGGCAATACCATTAGCGATGGTGTGGTGTGCATAGAAGGTGAACTATATCCTTTTGAAGGAAATACCATAGGTACTACTGTCTTTATCAAAGAAACACCAACTCCACAGACCTTTGAAGACGGCTCGTCAAAGAATGTCTATATCCAAAAGGTAGCTACCTTTGGCAATAGCACCAGAACTTATCCTTGGGCGGCCTTTAAGCGTATTTTGAACAACCAACAAATAGAACAGCAAACCCTTTCCGATGACAACTCTATTCTTAAGCGATTGGAGAACTTGGAAAGTAGGGTAACCAAGACAATTCCGATAGGTCTCGTGGCTATATGGGGCAAGCCTGCTAATATTCCCATACCTGAAGGTTGGCGAGAATATGAGCCTCTAAGGGGTAAAATGCCTATAGGGCATCATACTTCTGATACTGATTTTGGAAGTATCGGAGCCGAGGGAGGGGAAAAAACACATACCTTGACATCATCCGAAATGCCAAGCCATCATCATAGCTACGAAGATTCTATAGCAATAGCTGATATGAGCGCGGGAGAAGCCGAATGGTTTAAAAATAGAGGTAATAATATAGATGGGTATACCCATACAGGGCAAAATTTGCCTGGTTCCGCTGATAATAATAACTATATGCGGTTTTGGAAGAATAGGACTTCATCTGCTACAGGAGGAGACCAACCCCACAACAATATGCCCCCTTATCGTGTAGTACAATTTATTGAATACGTAGGATTTAATTAGTAACCAAAAAAGTAATTTTATATGACACCAAAAAAAACACTTAAAAAATGGTTTTCAAACTTTATGAAACCCGCACAAGAGCACTTCGCCGCTTGGATTGACAGTTACTGGCACAAAAGCGAAAAAATTCCAATGAGTAACATCGAGGGGCTTAACAGAGCCATTGAAAATACCGCATCGGCGGGGCAGCTGCTCAACCACATCAATGACTCTGACGCTCACAGTGGACTTTTTAATCAGAAAGTGGATAAGGAAGTCGGAAAAGGGTTATCAGCTAATGACTTTACCAACAAGCACAAACAAAAGCTGGAGAGTCTACAACCTACTGACACTTCTGCTTTTCTACCTAAAGGAGGGTATGAGGGTACAGGACAGGCCTTAAAGAGACTCATTGACCAACTCGAACAAAAGATAGCGGCTATCAGAGAAACCCTAACCGTAGATGACACAGCGTTAGACACATTGCAGGAGATTATCACTCAGGTGAAGGCTAATAAAAACTTAGAGGCTTTGCTGTCTGGGAAAGTGGATAAAGCAGGGTATTTTGAGAAACTGAAAAAGCTGCTTGATATAGCTGAAAACGACACTGTATTTATGACTTCCGATAAGCCCATACATATATTTGGAAAAAAATATATGTCAATAGGATCAACTGAAATTCTTGCTTTAGAATCTGACGATGGTGTGTATATAAGAAGAAATGGAGGAGGCCTTTTACAAATTTTGCAAGGAGAGGCCAAGACTATAACTTTTCGAGGAGATAAACAATTAGATCTTTACTCTAATGGAAATGCAGCCCTTAGAGGAAAAGAAACAACCATTACGGGAGATGTTGTGAGGATATATGGGACGTCAATAGAAATCAGCTCTAACGTTTTGATAGGAGGGCGAAATATTTCAGATGAAATTAGTAATATAAAAAGAAGATTAGACGCAATAGAAATGTTTTTGGGTAATCAAGGTTTTATTCCATACTACCCATAAAGAATAGGCAGGCTTTTTTGATATTTCGGATAATTTTGGGTCTCTAAGTCCAAAAAGAGAAATAAGACTGTTCAAATCTTTGAGATAAATCTACAAAAAGAAAAATGATGATACAAATACCTATTAAGAAGAGCAAGCGGGGCATCAAGTACCTCGTTATCCATTGTTCAGCCACACCTGAAGGACGCGCGCACAATGCGAAAGACATTGACCTATGGCATCGCCAACGTGGGTTCAATGAGATAGGGTATAATTATGTAATCCTCTTGGACGGCACCATAGAGCAGGGCCGTGATGTGGATAAAATACCCGCCCATGTGGAGGGGCACAACAAGGATAGTATAGGGATCTGTTACATAGGTGGAGTGGATAAGAATACGCTCCAACCCAAAGACACCCGTACACTTTTCCAAAAAGAAGCCCTTATAAAGCTCCTCAAGGAACTCAAGAAGTTGTACCCCGATGCCGTGATACAAGGACACCGAGACTTTGCGGGAGTAAAAAAGGCTTGTCCTTGCTTCAATGCAAAGGAGGAGTACCAAAATATCTAATTGTAAATTGTTAATTATGACAGAAGTAAATGAACTAAAAAAAGAGTATGAAGGCCTACTCACTAAAGTAGGGCAATTGCCACGTACAAGAGAACTATCCCTTGTTATTACCAAGTTGGAAGAGGGTCTTATGTGGCTCGAAAAGTCAATCAAACAACAAGAAATTCCAAAGTAATGTATGAGAAAGATTTTGTATTTACTCTTAGCTCTTCTGCTATTAGGTAGTTGCAGGAGCAAGAAATCAAACCGAACCGAGCACAGAGAAGAGCAAAAGAGCGAAAGAAAGGAGGTAAAAGACAGCGCCACACGAGTAGAAAAAGCCCAAAAGGTAAGCACTTTTGACCTTCAGCAATTCCAATCCTATGAAATCACCCTTGAGAGCGAGAAAGATAGTACAGGAAATGCCAAGGAGTTGGTATATTACCGCATACGAGATGGCGACAGCGAGACCATAAGAGTACGAAACGGAAAGGTTACCCTAAAGTCCATAAATAACATTTCTAAGAGCCTACATCAGGCTGATAGTACTCTTGTTATAAATAATCAGATAAGTCAAAAAAGCGAGGTAAAAAAGCAGGAAGCAAGTCAAAGCAAACAAGTAGAAAAGCAAGTACAGGGCACGCCAATAAGGTATATCTTTTGGATATTAGTTGTTGGAGTATTAGTGTATGTTGCTTGGAGATTAAAACTGTTTCGGTGAAGATTAAATCGCTTTTAAAGCACTTTTAAACACTGCTAAAATAGGAGGATAGGCGGCAGTAAAAAATGTCCTCCGCTTTTTAAATAGTTCCCCAACTAAATTAAAAATATGAACCCGAAAGCCCTACGGAGGACAATATGTCTTCTGTGGGTTTTCGGGTTTGGTTATACATTTAGTTGGGGATTGCAAAAGTACAACTATTTTCTAAATAATCAAAACCATACATGGCAAAATTCAATTATAAAGAACAACACGCTATTATTATCAAAGTAAGTAGCGAACAGGAGCAAAAAGAACTATTCGAGAAACTCCAAAAAATGGGGTTCACTAACCTTAAAGTAGTAAGTGTATAATGGAAATCAAAATCAAACACACTAGCGAAAACTTCAAAACCTTTCGCGCCGAAAAAGTAAAGTCCCTTTTCAATGCTGAAAATGGGCATACGTGGGAACATACGGCCAACCTGCCCATTGAAGACGAGGGGTGGCAAATAGGGCTTATTGTTGGCCCTTCAGGAAGCGGTAAAACCTCCATAGGTAAACAAATATGGGATAGCGGCATTACCAACCTTACCGAGGGTTGGAACCCGAACCTACCTATTATTGAGGATATTGCCCCCAACAAGTCAATGAACGAAGTAACCTCTGCTCTTTCCGCAGTGGGTCTTGGCAATGTACCCGCCTGGTTGCGCCCGTTCAACGTCCTTAGCAATGGTGAACAGTTTCGTGCAGGCCTAGCGCGTCTCATTTGTGACGCTCCTGATAAGGTAATAGTAGACGAATTCACCTCCGTTATAGATCGACAAATAGCCAAGATAGGAGCCTCGGCATTTGCTAAAGCATGGAGGCGTGAGCCTAATAGGCAGATCATTCTGTTATCCTGTCATTATGATATAATCGAATGGCTACAACCCGATTGGGTGTATGATACGAGAGTATCGGAAGTAAAAAAAAAGTCCAAAAACGACCTCCTATTGAACTCCAAATTTGGAAGACAAACGGAAGTTATTGGCAATTTTTTAAAGAGCATTACTATTTAGACCTACCACACCCACCCTGTGCCGAATACTTTGTTGGAACGGTCAATGGCGAACTTGTTTGTCATGTTGCCGTTGCCCCACTATTTACGGCTAATGCGTATCGTGCTACCCGTTTAGTAGTAATGCCCGAATGGCAGGGTGCAGGTGTAGGTACACAATTCCTCAACTTTGTAATGCAGTATCATTTAGAAGGTAATGGACGTTGTAATCGCAAGCTACAAACCTTTTTCCATACTTCACACCCTCAACTATGTAACTATCTGCGCCATTCTAACAAATGGGAACAAACCTCCGCTAAATTACATGGAGATAATAAAGCCCGAAGTCAGGCTTCGTTGGAGAAATCTAAAAAGTCTACTTCAGATAAAAGATTAGTCGGGGCAGGTTATGGAGGGCATTTTAGAGCCGTACAGGCCTTTAAATACTTAGGACAAATAACAGAAAAATCAACAGAAGACAATAATAAAAATGACACAAAAATTTAA